TTGATTCTTTGTTCGTTTAACTCTCTTCCGAGTTTGGCCAGTTCGTAGTTTCGCAGAAGATCTGCCAACATGTCTATTTTATTCATTTGTTTCTCCTTTCTTGAATTTTTCCTCATATTCATTTATTTGTTCCATTGTAAGCCATTCGGGTTTTAAGTCTTCCGGGATTTCGCACCATGTTTTCTTCATATGCCCGAAGAATTTCTCTATCGTCGTGCCCTGTCCGTTGCAGAGGTTTTCTGCTGTCTGGTAGTATTCGCAATCCATTCTCATTCTGTCGAGTAACATATATTGAAACTTGTATTTTTCCTCTTCTTTTTCCCGGCTCGTCAATGGATTCGTTATTGTGATGTGGCATTCTATCAACTTTTCCGGCTCTCCGTCCGGGTCATCGCTTGGGCAGAGTATGTACACTGCCGATATGCCATCGTCTTTTACTTTGTTATGTGCGTCAACATAGTAGTTTCCTTTTTCGTCTTGATACAGGTTTCCTTCCATGTAGTGTTTTCCGACTTTTTTAAGTCTCAATGTTTTCATTTTGCCCTCCTTTTTTATAATCTTCCTTCGAGTTTGTAGCTGTAAAATTTCCCGTCGCCGATAATGATGGAGTCCAGCAGTTCTATTTCGAACAATTTCAGGCATTTTTTCAGGTTTTCTGTCATATTATCGTCCTGTATGCTTGGAATTGTTTCGCCTGACGGGTGATTGTGTGCTATGATCACCGCTGACGCGAGTGTGTCTATGGCAACCTTGGCGATGATTTTTGCGTCGATGACGGTTTGCGACACCCCGCCATGGCTTATCTTGTACCATCCGATTACCGAGTTGTCACGCTTGAGCAGGATGATGTACGCCGTTTCATATACGTCTATCTCCGGGCCGTAGAGCCTTTCGATGTACTCATATGCGTCTTCCATTGATTTTATGACGTATATTTCATCTTCTTTCTTTTTCACACTGAACTTGATTTCTCTTTGTAGGTATTTATTTTCCATGTCTTTTGGTTTTTATGTTTTTTTTAAATCGTGTCCGCCTTGTTTTAAAGAAGGCGGACACGGGTGTTTTTAATTTTGAAGTTCATTTGGATAAACGAGAGAGCGGCCCTGAGAGCTGTAGGACTTGTAGGTGATGCCGAGGCAGCCACCGCTGCCGTGGTACAACCAGCTGTTGTAGCCGTAGCACTGCGCAACTTCTTCGTTGGTCCAGTAAGCTCCTTCGATTGGGTCACCGTTTTCTTTTTTGGCCAGTTCGTTGATTTCCTCCCTGTACAGGTTGATGAGTTTCCATTGTTTTCTTGACGGCATTCTGACCACACCCTTTTCTTCCCTTTCTTTCAGCTCATACCATGTGAATCTATCCTCTTCTCCTTCTTTGTAGTTTTTAATGTCGATAAGCACATCCATGTCAAGCGTGCGGATTCTGATCCATTTCTTGCCGTTTTTGTCGATAACCAGGCTAACGGGTTTTGTTTTTTCTGTGAAACTTTCCGGATTGTTAATTTCTTTGAGATTTTCCATTTTGTAAAGCACTTGGTTCGTGTCGTGCGCAACTTTTGAAGGTTTAGTGGATATTGTTGATGTATTGTTGTGTCAGTTCTGCCATTGCCATGTTTTGGCTTAGCATGTTCGGGATTTCCATTTTGTCGGCTTTGTACAGCTCGGTTGCTGTATTATAGATGTCCCACAGTGTGATTTGGTGCACTTCGAACTGTCTGATAAGCAGCATTTCAGTGAATTGGCTGATTTGCGTTTGGTTCAGCGGGTATGTGTCTGAGTTCCGGATGTCTTTGTTGGAACTGTCGTGTGCCACTCTTATCGCTGTCAGGTTGCCGATGATCTGCAGGACCTGTTCAGGCTTGAGGATGATTTGTTTCATTTGTTCGATGCGCCGTCTCTCCTCCATGATGTGCTGGTTCGCCTCTCTCATCCATTCCTTGACTTTGTCGAACATTCCCTGTATTGACATTTTGCCGTATCCGAAATTTTTCACGTATTTCTCCTTGAACATGATGCATTGGTTGTGGCACACACGGACCATGTTTCCGAAGGCGATTTCGATACCCTGTTGGGTGAACGCTATTGCCAGGTTTGCCGTGTAGGTCTCATCCTCAAGGCCTTTGAGGTTGATGTTGCAGTACACTCTTCTGAGCACGTGCGCCTCAACAGCGTTTTTGCCGTGTACGGCTTCGATTTGCGGGAGTATCACCACACCCGGTTCGTTGCGGTCCTTGTTCTGTGCTGCGAATATCTCGTTGATTTGTGCGTCCAGACCGTGCATGTTTGCTATATGCTGCACCTGGTGTATCAGGTCGTAGTGGTAAATGCCTTTCAGGGGCTTTCCGTACACGTCGTTCTCACGGTAGGTTCTTTCGAGCTGTCCGATTGTCAGTGTCTGGACTTTCGCTTTCTCGAAGTCCAGGAGTTCGTAGTTTGCTAATGCTAAATTTTCCATAATTTGATGATTTTAAGTGTTAATATTTTGTTGATTTGTGATTATGTTTGTTAATTGTTTTGATTTCTTGTTAATTTCTTTTGAACTTTTGAGTGTTATGCCCGCGGCAGCGCGCGCCATAAAAATCAGGGTCCGAGTTAACGGGGGAAGGCTGACAGGTTGAAGGGTATTAACGCCGTTTCATTTTCAATATGTCAAAGAACTGGTTGTTGCAAAAAATGCAACCTAGCCCCGGCGATGTTGCCGGGATAACCAAAAAAAATTATACCTCGTGGAAAAAATCAGGAAACAAAAAACTGCCTCGTTCCTCGTCCGCCGTGATGTCGTCGGCGTTTTTCAATACACAAATATACAAAAATTATATTGAACCGCAAAATAAAATTGAATTTTATTTTACTGATTTACAACGACTTATAAAAAATATTGAAGAAAGAGCGCAAAAACGGCGATAATTTGGGAGGAAAAACGGGTATTTTCGCCAATCGTAATTTCTGCGTATTTAACTGATTCAAAACAAGATACAAGCGGCAAAAACTTTCAGTTTTTGCCGCTGTCAGGTGTTAACCCGCCCGCCTCACGCCCTACCCTGGCGGGCGGGAGCGTGGGCGCAAAATTGCGGAAATATGACGCTTGACCCGCCAGGCGGGGCGGGGTGCTGCCGCTGGCCAGGCGGCGGGGCTGGTCGGGCTGGCCGCCATCAGGTCGGGCGGGGTGCTGCCGCTGGTCGGGTCGGGCGGCTGGCGATCCGTTCGGGGCGTTGTTCGGATCGGAACAAAAAAAAAGCCCCGCCGATTGGGGCGGGGCTGCAAAAAAAATGTTGTAACTGAAATAATTACACACTTTTTACAACCGTTGCAAAAATAGCGAAAAAATTCCGAAAAATGAACGGCAAAAAAGCCGATTTTGAATATTTTATTCAAAATAATTGTATCTTATTGAATATCAGTGCAATAAAATTCAAAATAATGTGATTTTTTTTTGCTATGTAATATATTTTTTGTATCTTTGTAATGCAATCAACTACACACGATTGCGGCCCGCTCTTTGACATATTGAAAACAAGTTGCAAAATTTGCTTGTTTTTTCTATGATAAATAACACTTTTTTACAACCAAAAAATTAAAAAATCATGAAGAAAAAAACTGAAAACACTGCAAAAGCAGTAAAGGAAGCAAAGAAAATGAATGTAACTGAAACCGTTACCGAGACAACCAGCGAAAACGTATTTTGTGAAAATACGGCGTGCGAACAACTGGCCGACCTGAAGAACCCCGAACAGATGGAGAAAAGGAAAGCGGTGCAGCGCCGACTCTGGGCGAAACTCAACCAGTTAACCCGTGAGGCCCGCCGCCTGGTCGCCATCCCTGGCAGCACAAATGATAAATTGCGCAACTATTACGAAATGAAGGGCGTTAAATTGGGTGATTACTTCTATTATAATGAGTTGATTTCATTAGGATTGAGACCCCGCCCGAACGCCGAACCCCTTTTATATTGGGGCAAAAAGAATGAAAAGGGCTTTTGGGAAGTTGTGCAGAAGTTCAGAAAATCAGATTGTGAAGGCGTAAAAGTTGAAAACCTTTAAAATTGCGCCGCCGTGATGAAAGTATCTTTTAAACTTGTTATCCCTGATTTGGAAATACCCGTATTTAGTACGGGTATTTTTTCGGAGGTTGTGAAGTACCTGCAAAAGAATCCTTTATATAACTTTTGCGAAATACGGTTAATCCTTGGAGGCAGGCCGCAACAGATTGAACGCCGTGAGTTGTTTTGCGTCGTGAACACGTTGACAAATCAAAAAATATTTGAGGGTACAGAGTTTGAGTGTTGGGGACACATTGACGATTGGCAAATCTTGAATCCTTTGAAACCCTGCCCCTATGAGGCAATCCCGCTGGCTGACTGGAATAAAAGAGAGCCGTTTTGCGTGGTTGACACTATTACGGGGGCTAATGTTTTTCAGGGGGATGAATTTCAGTGCTGGCACTATATTGATGAGTGGGATATTTGGCACCCGTTAGAAGACAATTACCTTGAAGCCGTGCCGCTTGCCGATTACGAAAATAATAGCTATCTTGAATATTTAACCTAAAAAAATAATAACATGGATTTTCTTTATACTTCTGTATGCCTGCTGATTATCATTTTCGGCGCAAAGAATTTAATCAAAAAAATCAAAGGGGACTAAACAAATTTATACCATTTCAACGGGGTACGCCGTCAGGCGTGCCCCGTTTTTTTGTGCCCTGATGGCTGTGACAACCAGCCAGCCGATAACCAGCCAGCCGCCCCGCCGCTGGCCGTGGCCCCGCCAGCGGGGCCCGTCCACCGTTGCGCAGGCCGTCCACCGTGCCTGTGGGGCTGGGGGCTGCGCAACGGCTAATGCTTCGCATTGTGCCTCGCTTTTTCTCTTGCGTTGCCTGCTATCCTGTGTTACTTTGTGTCTGTGTGTGTTTAAAAGGATTACAGGCGGCCTCATATTGAGACTGCCTGTGTCCTGCGGCCTGGCGGCCTGGTGCTGAAGGGATTATGCCGGCATGTTTGTCAGCCGGAGCGTTTGTCACACGTTTGACGGCAGGTGCGAGCTTTTTTCCGCCTTGTAGCCGTCCTCGTACTTGGTGTATATGAGTTTGTCGATAGCGTCGGAGAAGTGTGTGGCCTCTTCCGGTAGCACTCCGGACTTGCTTTTCTCGCTGGATTTGTCCTTCTCGAACTTGTTGCCCACCTGTATCACTTGTGCGTTGTTCATGGAAATGAGCGTGTATTTGCACCGCTGGCCGTTGATTCGGAAGCGGATGGGATAATTCTCCTTCTCCTCGAGGATGTTGGCCCAGAGAAGGTATTTCTTGCTCATGTTGGGCTCGTTGCCCTTATGGACCTTTGTGATGACCTTCCAGCCGTTGTTCTTGAGCCGCGCCACGGCCTGCTCGTTATAGGAGCGGGAGTCCACGACGTTGGGGTTGCGGGTGTCGCCGTAGCGGTCCCGGTAGTAGTAGATGACCTTGTTGCGGTGGTTTTTGTAGCGTGTGCAGATTTTGTCGCACAGCTCGTTGATGAGGGCGTTTTTGGTGCCGTTGGGCTTGCAGAAGAACTCGTCTATCTGGAAGACGTAGTCCCTTGCCCCTTTTTCGAGGATGGGGATTGCCCCTTGCCGGGTGAACATGATGTCGTGGTGGCGGGTCTGGCACATCACGAACAGTGATATCTGCGCTCCCCAGTCCGGGGCGATCTCCAGCGGTGCCTCTGGGTCATAGTCCCTCTGCAGTGCCGGGTCGTCATACCAGGTTGCCGTGCCGCTGAACCCGTCGGCCCCTGCCCTTAGCATGACCTCCGAGTCGTCGAGGGCGTTGTAGTACACCTGTTTTTCGGTGTTGATGGAGTAGAAGCAGCCCTCGACCTTGTTGATGTAGTAGTTCATGCCTTCTGTCAGGAACTCAACGTCGGTGAGGCTCTTGCGCATGTCACGGATGTACTTGAGCCCCACGTTGCCGATGTTGTCGAAGGCGTTGGACATGACAAACAGGGTGCCGTCGGAGCTGACCCTTGGCACTATTTGGCTCCTGAGGCTCTCTATCTCGTTCCAGCACTGTGCGAACTCCTTGGCGTTCTCGCAGTCGAGCAGCTGCAGCTGCATGGACACTACCTTGTTCCAGATGTCGAACAGGCGTATGCCGTATTCCTTCTCGTAGTAGTCGCCGTATTTGAGTATCCATCGCCCGTTTTTGGTGTAGGGCATGGAGGTTGTGAAGAAAAGGCCGTGGTGCAGGTGGCTATAGTGGTGTGCCCCTTTGCCGAAATGCTCCAGGTTGCCTCGGTTGGTGGGGATGGATTCTTTTTTGAGCTGCTCTTCGTCAAGGTTGATGATCTCGTCGGCCATGAGCGAGTCGCAGTTTGCTCCACGCATGGAGCCTTTCTCGGCCTGTGAGAACATGACGAACTTCGTGCCGTTGGCGAACGAAATGGTGTTCTCGTATTTCTCCACGGGGCTGTAGCTGGTGAGGAACCCCGCTGGGGGTTTCTTGTTGACGACGTAATTGCCGTCCCTGACGTAGCCGAACTTCTCGAGTGCCGCCAGCATGGACTGGAAGGTGCCGGTGTATCCCATGCCGTAGGTCTTGAAGACCATGCCGCAAACCGACCTTGGCATCTTCCTGACGCAGCTGTCTATGTGCTTGCCGTGCATCCACGACTTGCCCGTGGCGCGTCCGTCAACATGGATGACGTTGCGCGGCATGAGCAGCGTGTCGGTGAGCTGCGCCCTGTTAACCTGTATGTTGAGTTGCATTAGGAGTTGAGTATTTCAGCGGCCTGCTCCTCCCCTATCTCGTGCGGGATTGCCCCCAGCAGTTTCTGGCGGGTCTTCTCGCTCATCTTCTCCAGTTCGGCCTCCTTGAATGATATGTTGTTTCCGGCAATGTTGAACGTGATGGACACGTTGTTCTGTTCCACCAGCCTCGGGTCAACGGTGGTTGGCGGTGCCGATACGATGTAATCCTTGAGGGTTTTGAGGTTCTGGGCGATGGCTGCCGGCGGGCATGTCTTGTCCGAGAGCTCTTTGAGCAGGCGGTCTATGAACCACTGCTCCAGGAACTCCCGGTCTATTTTGTTGTACATGTTCCACAGCCTTGCCGCCGCCTCGACATCCAGCCTTGCCTGCTCCGCTGACAGGCCCTCGTACCTTGCCCTTAGCATGTTGATGCACACCTGCTTGCGCGGGTATTTGTGGAGCAGGGCGTGTGCTGTGCGCCAGCGGTCGAGGATGGCCTTCTGCGCCTCTGACAGTGCGGTGTTGCCTGCCCCGCTGTAGTGCAGGGCTATGGCTTGGAAATTCTCTTCCTGTATTTTTGCCAGTGCGGGTTTCATTAGTCTTCCTCCCAGATTTCTTGATTGGCTCGTTCGCTTTTATCGTATTCCTCCAGCATGCGTGATATCATGGGCGTGGAGGCGTTAAGGGCTGAGTCCATCACTGTCTTGCGTATGGACACCAGGCCTTGGAGCCTCCCGGTGTTCCACTGCTGGAACCATTTGCCCTTTTTCTCCTTCCACTCCCCTGCGATGGACTGTACGGGCACTTCGAGATAGGTTGCCACGTCCTCGATGCCGAAGCCCAGCCTTCCGAGTTCCCTGACATAATCCTCTTCGGTCACCGGCTGTTTATCGCTCGCATTCTGAGAGTTTGAGTCTGTCGCCTTTTCTGAATTCATCCTCTATGATCTTTTTGTCTGTGTTGTATATGCTTTCTATGCACTGGATTATGCCCCTTTCCGGCTGCGGGTTGGAGGTGAAGTTGATGGAGCCCATGACATCGACCTTCCACTCCTTGTTCTCTATGAGCGCCAGCTTGGCGTGTACCGGGGCGATGACTACCGGGAAGTTCGCCTGCAGGAGCTGCAGCGGTTCCGGTGCGGCACGGTGGACCCTTGGGTCGATCCACATCTTGAAGCTGAGCAGCAGGCCGTCTTTGCGTCGGTTGAGCAGCGTGGTGACCGAGTCTGCGTTCAGCGACCAGGTTGTGGCCATTACGTGGGCCGGGCCGGTTTGTCGCAGGATGTGGTTGATGACATCCACCATGGCGAACCTTCCGAATGTCCAGAAGTTGTAGCATCCACCCATCTCTATCCTGCCGATGTGCTTTGACAGGATGTCCCACGGCTCTCCCCATAGCGGGCAGTGGGAAGGGAACAAAGGGTCGTAGCGGTAGTTCTCTACCGGTGCGGCCTTTGTTCTCTGCTGTGGGATGACAATATCCAGTGCCATGTGCTATTTCTTTTGGTTAATGATGGTGTCGAGTGTCTTTCTGAGTTCTATGTTTTCCTTTTCGAACTTTGCCAGTGCCGTCTTGTTGATTTCGATTTCCTTTTCCAGCCTTTCCTTCTCGCACACGATTTGCTTCATGTTGCTGGTTATCTCCATGATTTTGTCATTCAGGTCCATGACCTTGAGGCTGAGGCTTTCGTTTTTTTGGACGAGGATTTCGATGGTCTCTGTTCTGGACTTGGCGTTCTCGTTTTTGCGTTTGTGCCGTTCTGCCCACCACATTACGAAGCCGAAGACGTTGGTGCCCACCAGCAGGATGATGATTGAGACCAGCGTGTTGATGTTGCTGAGGATTTCCGATGCTGATAATAGTGTTGCCATGGCTATTTGTTGTTTTTGGTTCTTTTGTTGATTTCCTTTTCAATGGCCGCCGCTCTTGAGGCGTAGAACTGGGCTCTTTTTGTCGTCTCCTTGCGTCTCAGGCCTTCCGGCATGGGGTTGGGGCTGTCCTGTTTGTTGGGTGACTGGTATTGGAGCATGTTCAGGTTTTTGCGGTGGTTGGTTTTGGCGTTTTTCAGTTCCTTGACCAGTTCCATGTCCGTCATTTTCTCCGGCTGCTTTGGGCTTGAGCCTGTGTCGTTGTCCTCTGTCAGCAGTTCCGTCAGCATCGGGCTGATTTCCCCTGTTTGGAAGTATTTTTCCTTTAGCTGGTAGATTTCCTCCTTGCGGCGGATGAGAGCCAGGCGTTTGTCGAGGATTCTGCGGCGTTTGGCCACGGTCTTTTTGTCGTTTTCCACGCCGGTGTCCCACAGGTCGTTGTGTAGTTTGGCGATCTCGACACTTAAATCCGCAATCGCCGTTTTAGCTTGTAGTATAATATGCTGGTCAGCGGGAACCTTCTCACCCACCGCAGTTTTTTCTGCAGGCGCAGGTCTTCTTTCAGCAGGTCTATTCTGAGCCGCTCCCATTTGTCTTTCGGCGGCAGGTACTTGGCCAGCAGTTTTCTTGTTTTCCTCGTGCTCATTGATAAGTTGTTGGTTGCTGCATTTCTGGTTGAAGAGCTTTACGGGGTCGATGCCGTAGAGCAGCTTCATCTGGTATTCCAGTTTTTTTCTGTCAAAGAGGTGCGCTCCCCGTGCGATGGGCTTGCCCCTGCATATCTGGCAGAAGATGGCAAGGCCCTTTTCCCGGTTCATGTCCGAGAGGAGCCATTCTCTGATTTTGTTTTTTTCATTCTCTGTCATAGCGTCATGAGGGTTTTGATGAGTTCCGGCTGCGGGTGGCAGTCTGATTTGTCGCTGCGGAACGAGCAGTGGGACCATATACCAGGTGTCCCGTCCAGCGCTTTCTTTGACACGGTCCACATTTCCTTGTTGTAAGTCTTTGGTATGTTGTGTTTTGTGCACAAGTATTGCAGTAGTTCTTTAAGTGACTGCAGTTGTTGTGTGGTGTAGGCTTCCCATAGTGTGCAGCCTTTCCAGCGTTCGTTGTAGCAGTATTCGTAGATATATCTGACGGGCGCCGTCTGTCTGATTTTGCCTTTGGGGTAGAACTTGCCGGTGCTTGCCTCGGCTTCTACCGGTCCCCAGCTGTCGAGCTCTATGGCGACGCTGGACATGTCAAGGTTTTTGTAGGTGGCGTGTGCCGCTTGGAAGTGTTTCTGTGCGAGTCCGAGGTGGTAGGCCCAGTGGTCGCTGCTGAACAGCTCGTGGACCATGCCGTTGCGTTCTATGATGTATGCCGCTCCGACTCTCTCGGGTGTGGAGTTCCACCAGCACACGTCTCCGGCTGCGCTGTCGCCGCTGACGGTATGGTGGATGACGATTTGTTTTTTCTGTGTCACCTCCTGGATGTATTGCCCCGGGTTGAGCCTGTATTGTGTGGATATCAGCATTTTGTGTTTCCTTGTTAATTGAAAAAGGCTTGGACGGCCGCATCCAAGCCTTCGGTCTTATCGTTTATGGATCTTCGCCCTGTAATATGCGGCCTTACGTGGGCTTCTTTGGTTTTAGTGGATGCCGTCGTCGCCGTTGTCGTCGCCGTTGTCGTCGCCGTTGTCGTCGCCGTTGTCGTCACCGTTGTCGTCGCCGTTGTCGTCACCGTTGTCGTCGCCGTTGTCGTCACCGTTGTCGTCGCCGTTGTCGTCACCGTTGTCGTCGCCGTTATCGTCGCCGTTGTCGTCACCGGTATTGCCATTGGTGCCACCGTTGGTTCCGCCACCAGTATTGTCACCTCCGGTGTTGCCGCTGGTGCCGCCATTGGTATTGCCACCGGTATTGTCGCCACTGGTGTTACCGCTGGTGCCGCCATTGGTGTTGCCGCTGCCATTGCCGCTCGGTGCCTCGGTGAGCAGGCTGTCAATGTCGCCGGTGTAGATTTGCGGGATGGCCGTGTCATAGGTGAATGACAGTTCGGAGCCGGATGATGCGCTTGCACCCTTGCCCGATGTGGTTTTGTCATCCTCCAGGTCGGCGCCTCTGTCTTTGTCACCCATCATGTGCCATTCGCCGTTGTTGAGCAGTGCGAGGATTACCAACTCTGCGTTCTGGATGGCTGCGTTGAAGCCTAATACTTTGGCTCTCAGGCCTGGGATTTTGATGTCGAGTTTCGCTTTTTTGCTCTTGCTGCCCTTTTCGCCCTGTGACTCATAGGTCATTTCGGCGTTGTCGGGGTCGGTATAGACCTTGTAGGCTCTCTTGCCGGCTTTCATCACGATGTTGCCCTGCAGTCTCACATGGTCTTCCAGGCCTTGGCGGTTGGCTTCGTTGATTCTTTCGGGATAAGTGTCGATGTCGTCCATCAGGGCGATGATGACTCTTTTGACGCCTGACATGCTCTGCATGCACGCTGCGTTTTTGCCGATGTCCTCTAATACGAGGTTGCATTCATTATTTTCTGCCATTTTATTGATTTTTAAGTTTTTATTACTGTTTGTTAAAGTAAAAGGGAGGGCGGGTTACCCCGCCTTCCGCTATTCATCGTCGGTGGTGAAGGTCTTCGTTGCGGACACATACTTGTTGTTACCCTTGGTCACTTCGATGCGCCAATAGTAGGTGGTGGATGCGGTCAGCGAGGTTAGCGCTGCTGACACGTCACCGCTGCTCAAGGTTGCGTCTGCCTCTTCGCCAAGTTCTGATGTTGTGCCGTAGGCCACTTTGACGGTTGCGCCGGTGGTGTTGCCGCTGACGCTACCGGTGAGATTGGCGCTGTTTTTGGTCACGTCGCTCTCTTCGGGGTCAATGGCCTCCACGTTGATGTCGTGCACCACGATGGTTTCCTGCTGGCTTTCGCCTTCGCCTTCACCTTCGCTATCCTGGCCTTCGCCGCTGGTCTGCTCGGTGACGGTCTCTTTGGTTACCCAAACCTCTTTGTTGACACCGAAGCCCACTGCTTCTCTCCAGTCACCGAGGACTTTGACCATACGGTCTTCTTTCTGCAGATCGAAGTTGAACTTATCTTTGCGGGTGAGCCACAGCAGGTTGCCGTCTTTGAAGGCGAACATGTCTTTTGTGCCCGACATGGAGGGGAGTCCCATGATGATCTGCTTGGTAAAGTCAACCTTGTTGTTGATTTCTTCGGGGCCGTGGATGAAGTAGAAGCCGTTTGCTCTCTTGTTTTCCATAAATGCTCTTTCGAACTCTGGAGCTACGCAGATGATGATGGGCTGTTTCTGGTAGATGGGGTTGATTTTCTTGCTGAATGTCTCGATCTGTTCGAAGCAGGTTGTTTCATCTAGCGGTTGGATACCCTCGATGACGTTGATGGGGTTGTTGGCGTTGTTGGCACCGTCGATGAGTTTCTTTCTGATGCCGTCCATGCAGTCTGACGGGCCGTTGCCGGCATCGTTTCTTACGCCCTTGTAAACGGCGTTCATTTCACGGTCGTAGTCGATCTGTTGTTTCAGATAGACTTCGATCATGTAGCGTGTGATGGGCCATTCCTCTCTCTTCACGCCTTTGCCTTCCAAAAATCCCAGCCAGTTTTCGGTGATGTCGTCCGGGTAGAACGGTAGGTCGATTTTGATGCGCTGCAGTGTAATGGAGTTCGGGATGAACTGAACACCGCCCTTGGGCTCGAACTGCACACGGAACGGTTGGATTACGCTTTTGAAGCGGTCGGTGGCCATCTTGTAGATGTCATCTTCGATGGGGATGTGGTGTGCGTACTTCTCGAGGGTTTCCGCTTTCTGGATGAGGGCTCTTTTGATGCGGTTCATGCCCTGTTCGCTTTTCTCATAGAGATGTCCGTATTCTTCGATGATGAAGGATGCGTCTATTCTTTTTGCGTTTGGATTCATTGTTTTTCTGTTTTGTTATTGTTTTCAAGTGTTTTACTATGCCGTAATGTCAGTCTTTAGTCGAGTTCCTCGGCAAAGATTGACTTGTAGGTCTCGTTGTTTTTCACGTAGTCTTCGATGCTTTCGGTTTTCTTCGTGTCGTCGCCATTGGGTGACTTGGACTGAGCGGGCTCCTGGGCTTCCCATTTGGCCTTGTATTCGTCTCTTTCCCTTTCGGCGTTGGCGAGATTGCTTTCGGCGGTTTCTTTATCTTTTTTCATGCTTTCGAACTGCTCCTTCATTTCCTTCAGCTCTTTGAGTTTGTTTTCAATGGCGGAGAGGTTCTCTTCGGTCAGCTGTGGGGCTTCGCCCTCTTTGTATTCCACTGCTTCCATGGCCAGTGCTACTGCCAGGAGCGGGAACAGGATTGACATTTTTTTCATTTCTTCTTTGTTTTCGTTGTTATTTTTGTTCTTGCCTGTGATAGCCTCTTTTATTTCTTTGAGCATCTGTATAAATCCGCCTGCCTCGGCTTCTGGTTGCTGCGGCTCCTCTTCCTTGTGTGGCAGTGGCGGCAGCATGCTCATGATTTTGGGCTCGAAGAAACTTTTTACCGGTTTTTCTTCGTTGTAGATTTCATCCACCAGGCCGTATTCAAGGGCTTCTTCCGCATCGAGCCATACGCCTTTGCCGTCGGCTTTGTCGAACAGCTCTTCCATCTTCTTCTCATCCTTGCATCTTTCCTTGTAGATGTCGAGCATTCGTTTGTTTACTTTGTCCTGCGTCTGCAGCACACGTTCCAGTTCTTTGTCGTTTCCGTATGCCACGGAAGAACAGTGATGGATGAGATAGAGGGCGTTTTTGCTCATCTTTCTCACCTCTCCGGCCTGTGCGATTACCGTTGCCGCTGATGCGCACATGGAGTTTACAATTGTAACCACCTTTGCCGGGTGGTCTTTCAGTGCGTCATAAATTGCGAGTGCGTGGTCTGTATAACCTCCGGGCGAGCAGATTTTGACCTCGATTTCTTTGGTCTTGATGTCTTTGAGGCGGTTGAGTTCCTTGGCCATCTGGTTGATGGTGTTGGTTTTCTTCCAGGTCGTCTCGTCGTAGCCGCCGATGGTGCCGTAGATTTCGATGACTGCCTTTTCGTTGGACTCGCTTATGAATTTTATCGTGTTTGTCTCCATATCTTGCTTTGTTTGTGCAAATATCATTTGTTTTTTTTATATTATATTGGACTTTTTTTAATCAATGCTTGTGATTATCTTGTATTTGCCGTTGGATGATGTGTTTGACAGCGTGAAGTTGACACCTTGTGACTCTGCTGGGCCTTCTGCGTCGAGTTCATAGGTGAGTTTGAGGGGTTCGTCCTTTGTTCCGACACCCCATTGTCTTCCTCTTGCGTCTGTCAGGATTGCGATGTATCTTTTCTGGATGAGCCATGGAAGCTGCTGTGTAATCGTGATGTTGTCGCCTTCCCAGTCGGTGAAAAGTCCGGTGATGGTGTTTTTCACCGCCCCGTCTTCCTCTTCGGTGTATTTCAGCTTGTCGGCCTTCACTTCCGCAAACTCCCCGAAATGCTGTTCCGACTCGAGTCCTTCCGCTGTCACTTCCCATACGATGACATCTGATGCGTCTATGACTGTCAGTTTGGTGATTCCGGCGATCTTTTCAAGGCTGCGTTTTGGTTTGATGTTCATTGCTTGTTTGTTTGGTGGTGTCTTTGGTAGTGTTTTATCACTGTTGACGGGTTGAGTTCGTCGTAGGTGATGTTGTTTTTCTCGTAGTAGTCGTCTATGGCTTCTATTCTGGATCGACCCACTGCGGCGTATGCCTCTATTCTGGCGGCTATCTCATCCAGTATCTGTGTGTAGATTTTCCTCGACAGCCTGTCCTGCCAGTAGGGTGCTATGTCGAATCCGTATTGGAAGAACGTCCAGTTGTTTACGAGGATGTCGATTTGTTTGTATTGTTCAAAGCCCTTTGAGATTTTCGATGGCAGTTTTTTGGTTCTGATGCTCGCATAGCAGATGATTTCCTCCTTGAGTTTTTTGTCTTTGATGACAATGCCGTGTTTGCTTTTGTCATTGCGGGACTCGATGTACTTTTTGACGACGGGGTGAACCCTGATATGCATGATTTTGTCTGTCATTTTGCCGTTTATTTTTCGGCAAAATTATCTTTTTTATCTTTTTTGCCATTGTTTTGTTGACACTCTGAACAAAAAGGACAAATTTCATACAAATTTTTATTTTTTTGCCATGTTTACACTGTCAATTTCCAGTATATAGTTCTTTGAGCTGGGCATGATGATGTGTCCGGTGTTGTATCTTCCGTAGATTTTGTTGACGGATTTGTCCGTTACGTTGAGTTTGACATCAAACACTGTCATTCTCCTGGCCAGCAGGCTGTCAATGACGGTGCTTTGCTCACTCACCCTTTCCTTGAGCTGCTTGTTGATTTTTTTCTCTGCCGCCAGGCATACCGACAGGATGGTTATAGTCGCCGTTATTGCAACAGCGACTATAATGTCTATCCAGATTCTTTTCATTTTGCCACATTGTTAGAAGCTGACTCCCAGCTCGTTGTCAATCCATCCGTTGATTTCCGCTTGAAGGGCGTTGAACGATTGCATTTTCAGCACGTCCATGGCAACTTCGCTGTGGCTCGTCACGCTGTTGATGCGGTCGATTTCCTCCTGAGAGTAGTGTTCCAGCAGGAAGGCGTGGGTGATGTTGGCGCGTGTGAACTCACCGGCCACGTCTATTGCGCTGTGCTCGTATTTCTTGTTGGCGATTTTTACCACATCGAAGTTGAATGTTGTGGTACCGTTTGTGTTCTGTTCTGTGACCTCAGGTCTTTTGGTTGCTGATTTTCTCATAGTTTTCTATTGTTTTTTGGTTAGACTTTTTATGGTTTCTCTTCCATCTCCTGTTTTCTGCGAGATAATATGCTTTTATTGTCTGTTCTTTCTTTATGGTTATTTTGTTGTTTCCGTGGAAGTCATATACCTTGGCCAGCTTTGAGTTTTTGAGCAATTCGAATGCGTGGTTGCGCAGGCGGTTGGAGTTGTACCATTTGAGCAGGCCGCAGTACGAGTTGAAGCTTTCCATGAATTCTTCTTTCATCCTGTTACGTTCTTTGCTGTTGTTTTCAGCCTTTTCTATGGCGCATTTCGTTTTCCATATGAAGTTATGCGCAATGCGATCTGACGGCAGGATTCTGTCGAATCTTATTTTGGCTCCCAGGAACTCTATGCCTTTGGATATGTGCTGCACATATATCTTTTTCTTGTGCCATTTGAGGTGTAATACGCTGCTAATGAACTCATCGATTTCCTTTTCATCCCGTTTCCATTTCTCCCAGTCCAGCACGATGATCACTGTGTCGTCTGTGTAATGTACGAACTCATAGCCTTTTGCTCTTAGAAGTACCAGGTATAGTGTGGTTATGACGTTGGCTCCTGTTTGTGATGTCACATTGCCTATGCATAGACCCAGTAGTTTTCCTATCATTATCTTCCTGTCTTCCATCTGGTGCCATGCCAGGCCGTGTGATTTCTTTACCACGTGGTTTTGTGGCGTTGAGCGGTAGATGATACGTGTCAGCCAGAGCATTTTGTTTCTCTCCTCTTCATCTGTCCCGAACTTCTGCATGATGAACTCTGTGAGTATCTTTTCCAGGACTTCCGTGTCTATGCTCATGAAGAAAGCGTCGAAGTCTTTCTTTACCAGTGTGACATCCAGCACATAGCCGCAGCTGGCTATTTCGATTTTTTTCTGCAGCTCTTGTATTGCTTTCAGTCCGCCTTTGCCCTGTCTGCAGGAGTAGCTGTCCGGATCGTACCAGTCGCTCTCAAGATATGGCTTCAGATTTTCATTATAGAGGGTCTGCACTACCCTGTCTCCGAAGTATGCCGCTATGACCTCTCTGAGTTTTGGCACGCATATGATGAACGCTATGGATTCCATGGGCATGTACTCCATAAGCCATACCACCAGTGACAGTGTGACTCTCTGTTCTGTGTCGTATTCAAACTGGAGTTGTGTGCTGCTGCCTCTTTTTGTTTTTCTGCAGATTCTCCATGCCCGGTCCATTCTGTTGTGGAACTTCAGGAAATCTTGAAGCCCGCCGTAGTCCTTGAGACGATAATCGAGAGAGCGGCCCTGATAGCTGTTGTACTTGTTGTTGTTGTTGAGGCAGCCATTGTTGCCGTTGTATAACCAGCTGTTGTTGCCGTTGTACTGCGCAACTGACCTATACCCGCACGTTGTGGTCTGACTACGCATTGTCACCTCCTGACCCATCGCAGTCGTGCGTCTTTATCATCTCGGATTCTGCGGCAAGAGCGCACCCTTGGCCGTCTGACCCTTTTATCTTTGCTGTAAAAGTGCTCAGCAGGCTTCTCATTTCCTGTAATATTGTCGCCATCTTGTAATCTAGGTAGGATTTCGTGTCGTTGCTTATCGCTCCCTTGTTGTTGAGTTGTATGAGTGTCAATGTCAGTGTTGTGAGGTTTGATTGTGCGTTGTTGAGAATATACCTTTTTTCTTCCCATGTCTCTTTGCTATACGGTATCAGCGCCAGCGATTTTGCCATATTGTATTTTACCGCACCGAGGATTTCTTTTGCCTGCTGTTTGAGGTTGAAATTGTACTTTCTCGGTGCGTTTTCCAAAATGTCATATATCTCACTCTCCAGCTCCAGCAAGTGGTGTGTGATTTCAAAATCGTCGATTTTCTTGCGTTTCTTTCGGACTGACATATTTTATTTTTCCGCCCGCCTTGTTTTAAAAGAAGGCGGGCGATGGTTTTAAATTTTGAATTAATTGCAATAAACGAGAGAGCGGCCCTGAAAGCTGTAGTACTTGCCGTCGGTGGAGAGGCAGCCATCGTTGCCGTAGTAAAACCAGCTGAGGTTGCCGATGTACTGCGCAACTGACCAATAGTATGCTGTGATACTCAGTGCTGTACCGCCTCCCAGTGCGTAGATACCCAGGTTGATATTGTAAAGCATGTCGTCATCCATGAACACGGAAATCTCATGGTTGGTGGGCATGTTACCGCCGCCAAGGTCGGCATCGGTGATGCTACGCGCCTCATACGCTGCCGGGAATGCTGCGATGTATGTTCCGTCGAAATCCATTGTGGTTATGGATACGAGGATACTTGTTTGGGTGTCTCCGTTGTCGTAGCTTTGTGACTCTATGCCGTTTGAGTTCGTGTCGTTGATTTTGACACGGCTTGCCTCTAGGTATGCGTCGTAATCGCCGTTGTATTTGTCATACAGGGCTTGTGCTGCTGTGTTGCCGCTGTTGTTGCATGATTCGAAACCAATCTGGCTCATTCTTGCGCTTACTGCACTTTCCTCCAGATAGGTGTCAACTCCGCCGTGTCCTGATCCGCTTGTGCCGTAGTATGTCTTGGCTCTGCTGATATTCGCTATGCATCTGTATGACAGATTCATGCCGTTGTTTGCGTACTGTCTGGTGTTTGCCGGCAGAAATCCCAACCCTGGAAACATTGTGTTCACGTCCTGGACTTGCCAGGTGCGGTGTGTTTCCGCTTGTTGTATGCCGTTCACACGGCAATAGAATGACAGGTCGGTGAGCGTCACTTCTCCTGTCACATTGCTGAGCGTGAATATGGAGTTGCTGTATCCGGCTGTCACTATACGGATGAAGTCTTCCCCGTTTTTCTTTGTGACGCTGAAATAATCCCCGGTTCCGGTGAATCTTCCGGCGATATCCGACAGGGTGTCGCTGGCGTTCCATGTGACGGTTCCGCTTTTTGCTGAGCCGTTGATTGTGATGGCGAAGTTCAGGCTGCCGCCTGTTGTTGTGTCAATCTCCAGCTTGTATCTGTTCTGCGTTGCCCATGGTTTTGCGGCCACAACGCTTTTATGCATTGCCACCGCTCTGCCGTTTTTGCCACGATGGAATCTCATGTACGGCTTTTCGAAATATCTCACTGCGTCAATACCTTGCCGTTCTGCGATGTTTTCTACCGGCAGGTACTTGAGCATGCCGGACAGGTTGTCTTTATAGATGAATGCCACTTGGAATTCCGAGAGTTCGCTTTCGTACAGCAGCACTCTTTCTGCGCTGAACAGCTCTTGTATCTCGGTGTTTTCCGCTACAATCAGTTTTGCCTTTGTGTCGTCTATCTCAACGAGTTTGCTTCCGTTGACTACGCCTGGCTTGACTTCTACGCTTTCGATGATGTTGACCTGCGCTCCGGCTTCAATTCCGTACAGTTTGTTTTTCTCTGTTGCGGTATAGACTTTGTTTGTGTCGCCGTTTGCCACAAGGTCTGCGCTGAGTTTGTGGTCAGAGTCGATTTTAGTCTGGTATCCTGCCAGCGTTGTCGCCAGTGCTGTTGATGACACATAGTCCTGCAGTGCCATGTTCAGGGAGACTGTCGTGGCGTATCCCGAAAGGTCTATGTCTGTATCGCCGATTTTCTCCCATGCGTAGGTGTATGGGTCTAGTTCGGTGCCTGAGCCTCCGGATATGATGGTGATGTATTCCGCTTTGGCGTTTTGTGTGACATTTTCCCCTCTTGCCGGAACCAGCCAGATGATGTTCATTGTGTCTTCCGTTGCTGTCAACTCCTCGAATTCCGCTGCTGTGACGCTTTGGTATTTGAACTGCTTGATTGCCGCGATAAGTGCTCCAATTTCTGTTTTTGAGTATGTCTGTGATTTCAGGTAGTAGTTTGCCAGGTTTTCGACACTGTTGGTGACGTAGCCTTTAGCGTCTATTTCTTCGTCTCTTTTTTCCTTGTAACGCCGTAGCGTGTTTAATGATAAAAGTTTCTCTTTCATATCTTAATATTCAAATGTTTTCATTTCGTTTTCCGTTATCACACCGATGTTTTTGTTGTTGACTGTAAATTTCTTCACCCTGAACACTTTGCTCATGCCTGCTTGTATGGTATCGCTTTGTGCGTATAGGTAATCCAGGCCTGTTGTATCAAAATTGACAACCAAGTCAACGGTATTGCCTGTGTTGTCGATTATGATGTTTTCAACTGTGGCATGGTTATTGATAACTATCTCATATTGGCTGGTTAAGTCTGCTATTGCATAGCGTGACCATATCTCTGTGTTTACGTTGCCGTTTCCGACCAGTGAGTTTCCGTTTACAGTTTTGATGGTAAG